AGCGGGGCGGTCTCGTCCCATCCGTCGCGCTGTTTCCAGCTCTGCACCGTCGGGCGTTTGGTCTGCAACATCTCCGCGATTTGCGGCACGGAAAATCCCTGCCAGTAAAGCAGCGCGGCCTGCCGTCGCGGGTCGTTCAGGAGAGTGGTGTCGGTGGTGATGGTCATGCGTGCCTCGCCGTAATTAGTACAGGGCAAGGCTACTGAAGCGCGGGCAGCGATTCGCTAAGGGGCTGATGTGCAGGCGGCAAGCCATCTGTGACTGATGGCGAACCAGCGGACGAGCCGGGAAACTACACCCCGACAGAACGCAATCCTTCACACAATCAGGACTCCTGACGATGGCAAAAAAAGTATCAAAATTCTTTCGTATCGGCGTAGAGGGCGACACCTGCGACGGGCGTGTAATCAGCGCAACGGATATTCAGGAAATGGCCGATTCATTCGACCCGCGCGTTTACGGTTGCCGCATCAACCTTGAGCATCTGCGTGGGCTTCTGCCGGATGGCGCGTTTGCCCGTTACGGCGATGTGATCGAGCTGAAAGCGGAGACAATCGAGGACGACTCCGCGCTTAACGGCAAGCTGGCGCTGTTTGGCAAAATCGCGCCACTCGACACCCTGGTCGATATGGTGGCGAAAGGCCAGAAGGTTTACACCTCCATGGAAATTCAGCCGAACTTTGCCAACAGCGGCAAGTGCTATCTGGTCGGCCTGGCCGTCACTGATGATCCGGCAAGCCTCGGCACCGAGTATCTGGAGTTCTGTAGCAAGGCGAAACATAACCCGCTACAGCGATTCAAGATGAACCCGGAGAATCTCTTCTCTGTCGCCTCCCTTGCCGAGCTGGAGTTTGAGGACGAGCCCGACACCCTCCTTAACAAACTGACCGACTCGGTTAAATCCATTTTCAGCCGCAAACAGACCAGCGACGACGCGCGTTTCAGCGACGTGCATGAAGCGGTCACCACTATCGCTGAGCGTGTGCAGACCAGTGAAGACAGTGCCGAAGCCCGATTTTCGGCACTCGACGCTGAGCTTGCAAAATTCAGTCAGCGCCTGGCTGACCAGGCCACCACGACGGCTGAGAAGCTCAGTGCGATCACCGCCACCCTGGACAAAACACCGGATGTGACGCAGCCGCGCCGCACGCTCAGCACCGGCGGCGAAGGGGCATCCGTCACCCTGACCGACTGCTAATCCGACCAATTTCATAACAGGAAAATACCATGCGCAAAGAGACACGTTTCAAGTTTAATCAGTACCTGACCCGCCTCGCCGAGCTCAACGGCATCGGGGTTGAAGACCTGAATAAAAAATTCAGCGTTGAGCCGTCAGTAACGCAGACGCTGTTTGAAAAAATCCAGCAGTCGTCCTCCTTTCTGCAACAGATCAACATGGTGGTGGTGCGCGAGCTGACCGAAGAGAAAGTCGGCATCGATGTTAACGGCACCATTGCCAGCACCGCCGACACCGACAACGGTGTGAAGCGCCAGACCGCCGATTTTTCGAAGATGGACGCCTATCGCTATTTCTGTAAGCCGGTGAACTTCGATTACCACCTGAAATATAACAAGCTCGATTTGTGGGCGCGCTTTCAGGACTTCCAGACCCGCATCCGCGATGCGATCGTCAAACGTCAGGCGCTGGATTACATCACCATCGGCTTTAACGGCGTAAGCCGGGCGGCAACCTCTGACCGCCAGAAGAATCCGCTTCTTCAGGATGTGGCGGTCGGCTGGTTGCAGAAATACCGCAACGACGCGCCAGACCGCGTGATGAGCAGCGTCACCGATGAAACCGGTAAGGTGATTTCCCCGACCATCAAAGTTGGCAAAGCCGGTCATTACAAAAATCTCGACGCGCTGGTTATGGATGCGCATGAGTCGCTGATTGCTGAAATCCACCGTGAAAACCCGGATATGGTCGTGATTTGTGGTCGCCGTATTCTGACCGACAAATATTTCCCGATGATCAATAAATTCCAGCCCAACAGCGAGCAGCTCGCCGGTGAGCTGATTATCGGCCAGAAGACTATCGGGCAGTTGCAGGCGGTACGCGCGCCGTTCTTCCCGGCGAACAGCATTTTTATTACCACGCTGGATAACATTTCCATCTATCTCTACGAGGACGGTCACCGCCGCCACCTTATCGAAAACCCGCAGCTCGACCAGGTGGAAAACTACGAGCAGGTAAAAGTCGATTTCGTTATCGAGGATTACGAAGCCGGGTGCCTGATTGAGAACATCGAAGTTCTTGAACCGGAAGAGAGCGACACACCGGAAGCGGACGCAGCTAAAGTTTTCGCGCAGGAACTGGCACTTGCCATGAAAGCGCTGACATCAGGTGACGCCACTGCCGCCCCTGCAACCGGTGAAGGAGCGTAAACCATGACGACCCCCGCGCAGCGCCATGCGATGCGGGTCTCGGCCATCCAGGCCGCGCAGCGGGATAGCGCCCCGCTGCGTCATGCCACGCCTTACGAGCAGATGCTCGTCAAGCTGGCCGCAGACCGCAGAACGCTGAAAGAAATCCACTCGAAAGAGCTCAAGGCAGAGAAAAAGCGCGACCTGCTGCCGTTTTACCTGCCGTGGGTAACTGCCGTGCTGGAAAACGGCACCGGTGCGCAGGATGACATTATGGTGACGGTGATGCTGTGGCGTCTCGATGCCGGTGATCTCCCCGGCGCGCTGGAAATCGCCCGCTACGCCCTGCGCTACAGCCTCGCGATGCCGGAGAAACACGCCCGCACCGTGCCTTACATGCTGGCCGAAGAGGTGGCGCTCGCCGTACTGCGTGCCCGCGATGCCGGTCAGCCGGTGAGCGCGGCGATCCTGCTGGAGACCCTCAGCCTGACGGCGCAGTGGGATATGCCTGATGAGGTACGCGCCCGCCTGCATAAAGTTACCGGTCTGACGCTGCGTGATGCGGGTCAGCTTCATGACGCGATGACCCATTTGCAGCGCGCCGTGCAGCTCGACCGCAATGCCGGAGTGAGGAAAGACATTGAGCGCCTCACGCGGGAATTAAATCCGAAGCCCGTCGCCGCAAAGCCCGCGCCGAAAGCGCCCGCGAAAGTCGCACAAGCGAAAAAAACAACGACGCCGGTGAAACGGGGGCGGGGTCGCCCGCGCAAGGTCACCGGTTAAAAGAATGCGCCCCGCGCCAGGGCGGCACGCCGGTCAATGAGGGATTTTCCCTGTCTGCGACCGGCGTCCACCGCCCACCCTTTCTGAGGTAGTCATGACGACGCTGATTATTAAAAACGATGTACCGCAGCCGGGCAGGACGGTTGTTATCCCGCCGAACGTGGACAGCGAGCCGGTGATTGAAAATACCTTTTTCTTTCCCGCCATCGACCCGAAGCGCGTGCGCGAACTGATGCGCCTTGAGCAGACCATTGCCCCGGCACGGCTGCGCAACGCCATCAAAACCGGCATCGCCGAGACCAACGCGGAGCTTTACGACTGGCGCGAAAGCCAGATTAAGGCGGGGTTTGCCCGCCTGGCGGATGTGCCGTCGGACTCACTCGACGGTGAAAGCGTGCGTGTCTTCCATTACGAGCGCGCCGTGTGTGCGATGGCAACCGCCACGCTGTACGAGCGTTATCGTGGCGTGGATGCGAGCGCTCGTGGTGACAAGAAAGCCGACAGCATCGACACCACGGTCGATGAGCTGTGGCGGGATATGCGCTGGTCAGTGGCCCGCATCCAGGACAAACCCCGCTGTATCGTGGGGCAGATCTGATGAAAGCCATCGCGCATCAGGGCGACACGCTCGACGTTATCTGCGCCCGGTATTACGGGCGCACGGCGGGCATTGTCGAGACCGTCCTCGCGGTTAATCCGGGTCTGGCAGAGCTCGGGGCTGTGCTGCCGCACGGCACGCCCGTTGAATTGCCGGACATTCACACTTCACCTGTCGCGGAGGCCGTCAACCTGTGGGACTGACTATGGAACGCTTTACCTCCTTTATCGCCTACTGGCTGAGTGCTGCACTGGCGGCGTTTGGCGCGGTCACCCCGCAGGATTTCGCGGCTTACGCCGGTGTGATAGGCGTGGCGCTGACGGTGGGCGTTAACTGGTATTACCGCCGGAAAAGTTATGCCCTTCTGGCTCAGCTCGGACAACGCCCCCTCAGCGGTAAGGAGATCGGTAATGTCATCAGTCGTTAAGCGTTGCAGTGTGGCCGCCGTGCTGTTACTGGCGGTACTGGTGCCGGATTTTCGTCTGCTTCACACCTCGCAGGACGGGCTCGCCCTGCTGGCTGACCTTGAGGGGTGTCGCCTGCGGCCCTACCAGTGCAGCGCCGGGGTGTGGACGTCAGGCATCGGACACACTGCCGGGGTCACGCCTGCGCGTGACATTACCGAACGGGAGGCGGCGACAAACCTTGTCGCGGATGTGCTCGGCACCGAGCGCCGTCTCGCGGTCTGCGCGCCGGT